ATATTGGATTCATTGTATCTTTGTACTTCCTTTTTCAAGGTTTCCATTGGATACATTCTTCCATTACGATTCTGGATATCACCTTGGAGGAAGATACCTTCGATATACATTGATTTTTTACCATTGCGTTCTTCAACGATAAAATCAACTGTTTCTATTTCTTCTCTAATGAGTTTCATGGTTTCTATCCTGAAATTTGGCCTTGTTGATAATGTAGTGATCCATGATCATGTGCTGCAATACCTTTAGCACTAATTTGTATTGAAGCTCTTAGATCAGCTCCAACGGCTCTGGTATTACTTCCTTGGAAAGCAGTAAATGCTGTTCCTACGAAATCTTGATAACCCCAAGTTACTACTAGTCTTGTACCAAAGTAACCATCAACACCTGCAGTATTGTTTATACTAGCAATTGGTTTATGGGTGAATTCCCAATGTTGATTAGGATTATCATCACCACTTACTCTCAAACTAACGTTTTGACCAACAAAGAAAGGATTACCTGTTCCTTCAGGAAAATCAATAGTTACAGTAGTTGCTGTTGTTGTAAGTCCAACAACTCTCTGTGATGCTGGTTTTCCAATATTTAATACTTTTTCTGAGTTCTTAGGAACAAAGAAACTATCAGTGACATTACCAGATGTTCCAGCAACAGCAGTTGAACCTGCTGCTACAATTGCATTACGGCCTTCACTGCATAATCTTAAATATTCTCCTTGATGAAGAAACGGAGTACTATATGTTACAGTAGTTCCATTAGCTGCAACACCAATGGTAGCTCCACTTCCTACAGGTCTAAACGCTTGACTCATTATTCTAAGTTACAATAGTCCTATACGTTAGTTATTTATTAATTTTCTACACCCTGTTCTACAGGTTGCTCTTCAGTTTCAACCTCAGTTTCTACTTCTGCATCAATTTCAGTATCTACTTCATCCTCAGATTCTTCTCCATTATCAAATAATTGAGATGCAACATCTGGTTTGATACTTTGAATCTTATCTGCACTTTTGGCATAAAGAAGATCTTTTATTTTATCACTAACTTGTGAAGGTGATTCATCATTCACCATCAAATCCATTAATTCGTCCATGTTTTAAAAAATCAATAATACAACGTTGTAGGGTTATTTATATCTCCCCACCCTTGGGAGGTTCTAATTTTTTCTCTGTAGGAGCAGGATCTATAGGATTTGCACCCATATCTCCATTAATTTGAGGTGCTGCTGGATCTATAGGCATTCCAGTTGCAGGATCAATAGGAGCATTTGGATCTGGAATTATTCCATCCTTAATTTCCTGTTCAATCTGTTTATCTTCCTCTATGATTTCAGTATCAGTTTGACGAAGAATATGCCTTCTTACATAATCAGCAGAATAATACTTACCAACATATGGTTCTACTGCAGTAGCAAGATTAATTCTTTCTTGTAGAAGTTCAGAATCTTTAAGTTCAGCAAAATGATTATCATATAAGAAATCATATTGAATATGATCTTCCATAACATCCCAATCTTCTGGAGTAATTACATTCTTAAGAAGTAATTGAGTTTTTAAAATATCACTAAACAAATGAGAGAATCTCTTTCTCATTCTACCCACAAACTTACTGAATTTAACTTCATCTCTAAGAATTTCAGAAGATCTACCCATATTAAATCCACCATCATTTGCACCAGTTCTAGTCTCTGGTACATTCAATGATCTATAAAGTTTCTTTTGGAAGTAATTAATATCAGTAATTTCTCCAAGATTTTGTCCACCAGGAAGTGTTGTAATCTCAGTTCCTCTACCACCTTCTCTTCTAGGAAGCCAAAAATCTTCCATCATACTCATGAATTTCTTATCATCACGCATTTCACCAGTATTAGCATCATAAACTAACTTATTACGATACCTCATCATTACATCTCTGAGATATTGTTCTGCCTTAACTTTTGGCAAATTACCTACATCAATATAGAAAATTCTTCTTTCTGGTGCTCTTGATAGTCTATAAATTACCAAACTATCCTCAATCATCATTAATTGATTGAGTGGTTTAATTGCTTTATGTAACCAAGAAAGAGTTGATCCTTTATTTCTATCTACTAATCCAGAAGTACAATATGTAATAGAATCACGTGTTAATTTAATACCTTTTGCTGGATTACCACCACTACTGGTATACATTTGACCAGTATTAGCCCCTTGAGGAGTGTATAAAAAATATTCTTCAATCTCTGGATAATCATATGCTGTTATATCTTCTCTTGCAAGATTACCATTACCTGTATTTTTATCCTTCTTCATCTGACGTATAAAACGCATTTTAGCAGCGTCAATATACCTTAATTCTTGTATTCCTTCATGAGGATTTTTTTGATCTATAACCTTATTATAATATAATCTTCCATCAACATACCAGTTTCTAAAGATTTCATGAGACTTTTTATCAAAATCTAAAAGTTCAAGTATAAACTGAAATTCTTCTCTTATTTTCTTTTTAATACCATCAGAAGCATTCAAATTTGATAATTCTATTTGTATAGGACTATCATTTGTATCTGAAACAATTGCTTCATTTACAATATCTTCAATAGCACTATCACACTCTGGATAGAGTGACATCTGCCTATATCTTCTAAGAAGATCATTTTCAGTTCTATAGACGCCTTCAATATCTACATACGAACCATAAAACCCTGAACTGACATAATACTCAGAACCATCCTGATTATTGGGTGGTACTGGAGATATTACGCCAGCAGGGGTTTTTTCTGCATCTTCAATAGAGAATCCAAATAATCTCGCCATCGTATAACTTCTTTTATACTATTATAGCACTATTTATCAGCTAATCAAAGTCTCTCCGCCAGAGCCACTAGATTGTAATGAATTACCAATTGTGAAGTATTGAACTTTGAATGTTACATCAAATGTTTCAGTAGCATCACTATCATCATAACTTAGTGCAATTTCACCAACTGTGGTTGGGAATATATCATAGAACTTATAAGTTCTTAGAATAGATGACTCTGCACCTGCATTTTCAGCAGTAAATGCTTGAGCACCTCTACCTAATTGTTGAACATAAGCATCAGTCATGTATGAGGCTGGATTGGTGACACCAGTTGCATCATCCAACTTACTCATAATATTACCCCATTGCTCAAATGCTGTTCTTAGTTTGAAATCTTCATCATTGATAACTGAAACTGTCCAGTCATCAAATGTTCTGTCTCCAGCAACTTTTAGTATTCTTCCTCTAAAAGGAATGTCAATACTTCCTACATTAGAAGCAGGAAGTGTTGCTGACTTACATAAGAATTTAAAGATTCCATTTTCTGCATCATCACCTGCACCCCATGCTGTAGAAACAGAAGATGGGAATGTAGGAATTGATACTTCAAACAGATTGGGGCGGGCAGCACCACCTGCCAGTTTCGATTTAAATTGTGAAAGAGTTCTTGTCTCTGCCATTGTTTTGTCCTCCTATATGTTATTTAATAAAGTTAAACAGTTCCTACAATTTCTTCGAATGCTACACCAGTTCTGGTTGCAACGAAGGTCAGAGTAACAAAGTTAATTGACTTGGCAGGTTTCAAGTAAATGTCAGCTCTGAATTCATTATTATCAATAATATCAGGAGTGTTATTTGTTTCATCACAAACAACTAGGAAGTCATATAAACCTCTCTTAGCTTGTACATCCCTTAGATATGGTTCAACAATGTTCACAAAGTTTGACCTTGTGTTAACATCATTGAGTTCGAATAATTGAGCATTTGCTGCACCTTCAAGTGCTTGCTCAACTGTTAGGAATAGTCTTCTAACATTGATTCTGTCAAATGCAGATGCATATCCAAGACCAGTCTTATCTCCAAAGAGCATAATACCAGCACCCTTCTGATTAATGATTGAATTAATTCTAGAAGAATAAAGAAGATCTCTTTGATCTTTATTTGGTGTGTATGCTAATTTAACAGCATTGTTCAGAATACCTCTTTGCTGACCAGCAGGTGAGAACCAAGGATATGCAGTGATACCAGTTCTTACCATCAATCCAGCAATGTCTCCATTAGTTGGAATCCAACTGAACTCATTGTTGAATCTGTCATACATGTATTTGTAACCACTATCAAATACTCCATAAGATGAAGATGAAAGTGGACTATAATATTTCAGTAGATTGTTGGTCTGTGTTGTAGTGTTAGTAACATTAACAACATTTGCTCTATGAGGTGAAATAGTTGCAACACAATCCTTTCTCTTACCAGCAATTGATAGTAGAAGATTTGCTTTTGCTTGTGATTCAGACTCTAATGTTAGTCCAGGTCCCATGATTAGGAAGTCAACTGAAACATCATCTCTATTTTCAAAGAGTTTATATGATGTCATCAAGTTTCCAAGAGTAGCAGTCATTCCATTAGTAGCAGAGTAATTAACTCCTCCACCTAATGTGTAATTGACATTTCCTAAACTACTAAAGTTAACTCCTTGTGCATTCTGTCCCCAAAGACCATCTCCAGTTGTTACTTTAGTGTAACTTGCTGAGAATCCATCTGCTTTAGGATCAGTTAGCCAATAAGCATCAACACCTTGTGATGGGTTATATCCAGCATAGATTTGAGATGAATTATCTACAAGGTAATCCTTATAGTAAGTCTTCTTACCAGATTCTCCATCAGCAGATGCATCCTTTGCTTTAGAAAGGAATGTATGCTTCTCAAGGATATTTCCTTGAATTCCTGTGATGTCTCCTGTGTCATCTACAATAACAATATGGCAACTATCGTTTCTTCCTTGCCTTTCAGCAACATAGTTACTTGTCTTTGGCTTAGGAGCAACTGCTTTCCAGAAAACTGTAGAGTTAGTTAAACCTAAAGTTTGCTGATCATACCAGTCAAGTATATTTCTTGTAGTACGATTGAGTTGTTGTCCAGCAGCAGCAGTGTTAATACCTGAGTTGTTTACAAAGTAAACAGTTGCGTCATTTTGGAATGACTTAGCAGGATCACTTTCTGCGTAATCTATCTTAGTTTCTGTTCCAGCAGATGATACCCTAGATACAACTTTAACATCTATTGTACTATTTGAACCAACTGCGTCTGTTGAAACACCTGTAATGATACCTTTCAGGTATCCAGTGAATGTTGATGTTGAACCGTCTCCTGGTATAGTTACACCTGCAAGTGCAGCTGTTATACCATATCCTATTTGCATTCCAGCAGCAACAGGACTGTCAGTTGCAACACCAATTGTTTGGTCAGCAGCATTATCAATGAAGCAAATCTTCATTGAGTTTGCCCAGTTACCTGGGTTCTTAGCAGACCATGTAAAATCTGTAGCGGTTGTGTGATTACCTTCGTAATCATCTTTGTTCATAACCTGTAATGAGGTTGTAGATGCAATACCTACACCAGCATTAGCATTGTTTAAAGTAGTTCCACTCGTTCTAACTACCTTAAGTACTCCTCCATATGAAAGGAATGATGAAGCAGCCATCCAATATTCATATTGTCTGTCAGATGAAAGTGGCTTACCAAATGTATCAATAAATTGCTGTGAAGTTTGAATATCTACAACTTCATCAACAGGACCAATTTTAAATGGACCTGCAATTGCGCCAATGTTATCTAATACATTCTCGGCTCTTCCGACTGTAAGATCAACTTCCCTGATTAATACACCAGGAGATAATTGAGGAGTCGCCATGTTTTTGTCTCCGAAAGTCTCAGTTTATCTGAAA